TCGTGCATATGAATGGAATAAAATGACAGGCCCAGGCACCCCTATAAACCTGTATCCATCTATAGACAACATTCATCTTGCACAATGCTGGTTGGTCAGTCAATACAAGGGTGAATACAATCCATGGCATAAACACAGTGGAAACTTTTCTGCGGCTATGTACCTCAAGATACCCGAAGGTATGAATGACTTTATGGATAAAGAATATAATGACCATTATCCAGCTAGTGGATTGATACAATTTATGTATGGTGAGGCTCAAGATTTTAGAAGTGATACTCTGATGTGTAAACCAGAAGTCGGGAAAATGTTTTTGTTTCCGTCTTGGTTAAGACACTCTGTTTATCCATTTTACTGCGAGGGAGAAAGACGTTCTCTTTCATTTAACGCATATTATAAGGTAGGGAAATAATAATGATATTACTTGACATGAATCAGATATCGGTTGCGAGTCTGATGATGAACATACATATGACAAAGGCTGATACTGCCGATGAAGATATGGTTCGACATATGATACTCAATTCAGTCCGTATGTATCGAAATATGTTCAACCAAGAATACGGTGAGGTAGTTTTAACATGGGATTCCAGACACTACTGGAGAAGAGATTACTTTCCAGAATATAAGCTCAATCGTAAGATGGGCCGAGAGAAAGATAGTAAGGATTGGGATCAAATCTACGGTGTTCTTAACAAGATTAAAGATGAAGTAAGAGAGAACCTACCCTACAAATACCTAGAGGTATATGGTACAGAGGCTGATGATATCATCGCAGTCCTATGTAAGAAGTATCAGAACGAAGATATAATGATTGTATCTGCTGATAAAGACTTCATACAGTTACACAAGTATCCAAAAGTTAAACAGCACAGTCCTAACACTAAGAAACTGGTGAATGGGATTGACCCAGATGTATATATAAAAGAACACATACTAAAAGGAGACTCTAGTGATGGAATACCGAATGTCCTATCACCAGACAATACTTTCGTAGATGGACTACGACAGAAGCCTTTAGGTAAGAAAAAGATTGGAGTAATACTACAGACAGATTTTGATGAACTACATGATGAAGTCAAGCGAAACTATCAAAGGAATGAAAAACTCATAAACCTAGATAATGTTCCAGAGGATCTAGAATCAAAAATTCTCAACGAGTTTGATTCAGCTCCATGTGGTGATCGAAGTAACCTGTTAAATTATTTTATATCTGCAAAGTTAAAAACTTTGACTGAATCGATTGGAGAATTTTGATGCCAGACAGTACACTATTATTTTCAGAAATACTTGACCTTGTTCATAAGGCCAAGACCAAAAACAAAAAAGTAGAAATACTTAGGAACTATAACAATGATGCATTTCGCATGATAATTAAAGCTTCCTTTGACCCTAACATTGTATGGGTTATGCCAGTGGGCGATGTTCCTTATACACCGAATGACGCACCAGCTGGAACCGAACATACTCGACTTGCAACTGAAGCGAAAAAACTTTACCGTTTCATTCGTGGGGGTGATAACGTAACACCGCAGTTCAAGAAAGAGCAGATGTTTATTCAGCTGTTAGAGGGACTGCATGTGAGTGAAGCTAAACTTGTCTGCGATATAAAAGATAAGAAACTTCATCAAACCTACAAAGGTCTATCTGCGAATGTGGTTCGAGAGGCCTTTGGTTGGGATGAGAACTTCATGCAGATGGATTTGGACGCATATCCACAAGGTTCTAGGTCTGCATCAGGGATGATAGAAGGATAGGTCTTTATATATCAACAACTTACATAGGGGTTGACAATACCCCCAAAATTTGAGATAATATATGTATAGTTTGGAAATGATGAGGAAAAATTATGACGATATGTAGAGAAAAAGGTGTTGACTTGAATGATGGTGTCGAGAAGATGATTGGCGCCATGGTTGAAGATTATGTCGGTTGGACAAATAATACGGGTCTTACAGAAGAACGTGCAGAAGAACGTGCAGAAGAATTTGCGAATAAGTTTAAGACTACCGAAGGTAGGAAATACATCAAGGTTATTAATGAACATTCTGTGTCTGCCTTTATTGTCAAGGAAGATGACAAGAAATTTCGTAAAGGTGATATCCTAAAACCAGCGAGTTGGAACGCTCCCGCAAGAAACGCAGCGAGGGGTAATGTCCTTGAGGGTAACTATCCGATAAACTGGACAGGCCCTCTATACTTATAAAACATCAAGGTCAAGTTTGGTTTGCGGTGCAACCTCTCTCAACCTCATCATCAATTGCACCGCAGACAAAACCCAATAAGACATAAATATACATGATGATACAAAGTGAATGTCTTACTTGGGAACCCTGTAGGGGGCTCATACGAGTCCCCTACATTCTTATATTTATTTAGATAAAGGAAGATTTTAGATGGACGTTCGAGTTACGGGCGGAACCAAATTTCAGAAAGAAGTTGCCCATAAACTTATCTATTGGACTGTCAAGCAATTAGGTCTTAGTCGGATGAGTAGTTTAGATGTCCATATAATTCTCAAAAAACTTCGGGGCGTAGATGGTGAGTGCTCAATGGAAGATGAAGAGAAAAGAACCTTCACCATTGAAGCTAATAAGACTCTGGGACTGCGACAACTCATCATGACATTGATTCATGAGATGGTTCATGTAAAACAATTCGCAAGAAATGAGATGGACGACTTCCCTATAAATGGTCGTCAGCGTTGGAAGTCTGGAACAGTTCCAGAAAGTATAAATTATGATGATATGCCATGGGAGAAAGAAGCCACAAGACTCCAAGAAAAATTAACCGATGAATTTTGGAGGGAAGATCAAATATGAAAAAAACTACAAAACCAATTTTGATTCTATTGTTTCTATTATCAGTTGCAACTGTCAGTGCAGTAAACGTGGGGTTTCCCATAGGGCCTGGTTTCGGTCAACCACTCTTGGCAGATACCAATGGTAATGTAAAATCACCAGAACCGTCTGAAGAAAAACTGGAAAGTAACATCGAACCAGATATAAATTTTGACGTAAAGGAAGCAAGGTGTCTTGCAGAAAACATTTATCATGAGGCGAGAAATCAGGGAACTGCTGGTTGGTTAGCAGTTTCATCAGTCACTTTAAATCGGGTCACTGATAAGCGATTTCCAAATACAATTTGTGAAGTCGTTTTTCAAGCAGAGACAAAAGAAAGTTGGACAACGAAAAGTAAAAAGGATATACCAGATGCAGAGCGTGTATTTTATCCTGTACTTTATCGATGCCAGTTCAGTTGGTACTGTGACGGTATGTCTGATGACATAAATCAAATTGCCGTTTTCATGGAGATAATGTCGTTCAGTAAATTATTATTAACATCTCGAATAATGATGTTTGACATAACTGATGGTGCAACATTTTATCATGCAGACTATGTAACACCGTCTTGGGCAAAATCAAAAATCAAGACAATAGAAATTGGGGATCATATTTTCTATAGATGGAAATAGAGTATAAATATAGATAAGGAAAAACAGGGAGAAACCATTATGGGGTTAAGGTCTGAAATTGATTTCTTAAAAGAACAAATGAAAGAATTAAACAAACAATATCATGTTGCACTTAAAAGAATTGGTGAATTGATAGAAGAAAATGAAAAGCTTAAATCTGCAGCCGTGCCACATTGGAGAAAAGGAAATCCCGTTCCCGATGACTTAGGACTCTACCCGCTCCCCGAATCTGAAAAATCTCCTTTGAGTACTCAAACCAAAGGATACCCAAGTGAAGAGTGGGTTAAAGCTCAAATGCGAGGACACTGATGCCAACTTATGATATTATAAATGACGAGACAAACGAACACCATACAGTCTTTTGTAAATACTCCGAACTAGAACAATACTTGACCGACAACCCAAAGTGTAGAAAACTAATCTCTGCACCAGCTATTGTCGGTGATCATATTGTGAAACGAATGGACGGTGGTATGAAAGAAGTGTTCAGTCGAGTTGCAGAAGGTCATCCTAACAGCCCACTTGCAGACCGCTTTGGTGACAATCGAACTACTGCAAAGAAAAAAGTTGAGAGTGTAGGTAGAAAACATGGACTAGTCAAAGACGGTTCACATATTGTGCCCAACCTTGGTAATACATACAAGACAACATAAAGGGCGAAAATGTCAAAGAAAAAAGAAATCAACCACTCCGACTTGGTTCAAGTAAAACCAATTACAGACAATCAAAAAGATGTATTTAAAAGTTGGAAAGATGGTAAGAACCAGTTTCTTTGTGGTTGCGCTGGTACAGGGAAAACATTTATATCCTTGTATCTTGCACTAGACGAAGCGTTAAAAAATCAATCACAATACGACAAAGTAATTGTGGTACGTTCTCTCATACCTACAAGAGAGATTGGATTTTTGCCTGGCGATGAAGAAGACAAGGCTGCACTCTATCAAGTTCCTTATGCGAACATGGTACAGTTCATGTTTAAGCAACCGAATGAACAAGCGTTCAATATTTTATACGACAGATTAAAATCTCAAGGAAGCTTCTATTTTCTATCGACATCTTTTTTGCGTGGATTGACTTTTGACAATGCAATCATCATCGTGGACGAATGTCAGAACCTAAACTTCCATGAGTTAGATACCATCATCACAAGAGTCGGGCAAGACTCCAAAATATTTTTCTGTGGTGATTTTATGCAAACAGATTTAACTAAACAAAATGAAAAAAATGGATTACATGACTTCATGAGAGTTCTAGAAGAAATGGATGAATTTAATATTACCGAATTTACGATTGGTGATATTGTCCGTTCTGGATTTGTGCGAAGTTATCTCATTCAAAAAACTAAACTAGGATTGGGATTTGAATAATGGCTTATAAACTTTCAACAAGATCACGAGAAAGACTAATTGGACTCGATTCCAAACTAAAAGAAGTTGTCTCTCTTGCGATTACATATACAAAAATAGACTTTGGCGTTATCGAAGGATTACGCACTGAAAACCGACAGAGAGCATTGGTAGAATCTGGTGCATCTCAAACAATGAAATCAAAACACCTAGAAGGTCGAGCAGTTGACCTGATGGCTTACGTTGATGGTCGTGGGTGTTGGGAATTGAATGTCTATGATGAAGTTGCAGATGCAATGAAACGTGCAGCTATTGAAGTCGATGTTACAGTTCGTTGGGGTGCAGCTTGGACTGTCACTGATATTCGTGAATGGAAAGGTACTATGGAAGAGGCAATGAACTCTTACGTTGATACCAGAAGGAGTCAAGGACGTAGACCGTTCATTGATGCTCCACACTTTGAATTAATGTAAGGATATATAATGAGCACATTTCGTTTTAAACATATTGAAACTGACCTACCAGAACTAACAACAAAAACAATCGACAGAAAAAGATACTACATCACACCAGAAGGTAAAGAGTATCCATCCATCACCACTGTATTATCTAACAGAGGTAAGGAAGGATTATTCGAGTGGCGCAATCGAGTCGGTCATGAGGTTGCAAATTATATTTCTGGCAAGGCTGCAAAACGTGGAACTGCGGTTCACCATATGTGTGAGGAATATTTGAACAATGTCTCATTTATTCAAGACGATTGGTGGATAGAAAAACAGAAGAACTTTCTTCCATTTTGTCTGTTCAATCAACTAAGGAATGGAGTCTTACAACGTATAAATAATATTCACGCACAGGAATGTGGGCTGTATTCAGATAAATATGGAGTAGCTGGTAGAGTTGATTGTATTGCAGAATATAATCGAGTGTTGTCTATTATAGACTTCAAGACATCTACCTCTGAACGTAATGATGAGTATAATGAGAACTACTACATACAGACCGCTGCCTATGCAGAGATGTATGAAGAAAGAACTGGTATACCTACAGACCAAATTATCATTCTAGTAGTGACTGAGGACGGTACGGTACAAGAGTTTATAAAAAGTAAACAAGAGTACCTACCACTATTAGAGGAAGCAATCAATGAGTTTAACGTTTCATAGTGCAGCTGCAGAAAAAGTAAAGCAGATTATGGATGAAGATCCAGATGTCACTGAGGACACAAGTTTGCGTGTGTTCATAGAGGGAGGCGGTTGTTCTGGTTTCCAATATGGATTTACATTTGACCAAACGAAAGAGGAAGATGAAGTGGTAGTTACAGACGGTGTAACACTTGTGGTTGACCCATTAAGTTTACAATACCTAGATGGGGCTGAGATTGATTATTCAACAGATCATTTTTCATCGCAGTTTGTCATTCGTAACCCAAACGTGCAAACGACTTGTGGGTGTGGAAGTTCTTTCGCAGTTTAGGGGTTGACATTACCTATAAAAATTTGTTAGTATATATATTAACGTATTCGATGATACGAGTTGGAAATTGTTTAGGACGGCGGTGCAACTC